CACTCGATTTCTTCGCAACAGGTTCCTTCTTGCTAGGCGGCTCGGCTTTCTCAAACCTTGCCTCCAACTTCCCAATCTCTCTGAGCTGCGCGGTCAGCGACTTCTCGCCTAAAGAACGTGCGTACTCGGGGTTGTCCGCTAGGTAATACAGGAGTTGAGGCCCGTATTCACTCTCGATGATTGCCTCGCTTACTGGGGCACTAACAGGAATATCCCCGGCAGCGGCAATCGTTTCATCCAAGTCCGGCAAGTCACTTTTCGCAGCTTCCAACCGCTTTTGAAACTCCGCCTGCTTACGGCTTTGTTCCTCGGCAGCCCTGCGAGCCATTTCTTGCTGTTCACGCTCCCGCAGCTTCTTGTCGGTTGTCCACTCGGCCAGAGCCTCAGCGTACTCCAAGGCGTCATTGAACTGGCTTGGGTCTGGTTTTGGGTCTGGGTCGGCCTTCTCAGGCGGGTTCGCCTTGGCTTCCAGCTCCCTTAGCCGACTTTCCAGCTCTTGACGGGCCTGGCGCTCGCGTTCCGCTTCTTGGCGGGCGAGCTCACGCTGCTTCGTCAGTTCCGAAAACCGCTTTTCAAGCTTGGGGTTTTGCTTCTTTTCACCTGTTGCAGCCTCTGGTTCGCTGGTCGGTTCACTCGCCTCACTCTCAACTGCTGGCTCCGCTTCTGCGGCCTCAACAGGTTCCGGCGCTAAACCAATTTTCTTCAACGAAAATTCGGCCAAATTCTCACTTGTTACCACATTCGCAGCCTGTTTCCGGGCTGGCTCTTGTGCTACTGCTTCGGACATGGATTACTCCAAGAATAAACCCGATGAACCCATCGGTAGGTAAAACAAATTAGAAACCGTTTACCAATAGATGTCAACTATCACATATTGGCTATCTGTCGCTGTTGTTGGATGAACGGGTTTTCGGTCTGATTGACTTCCCGCTCGGCAAACATAGCCACTTGGTTTTGCTCGGCATCCTTCTCCCTGATTGCCTGCTGTAATTCCCCAATATCCATGCGCTTCAAGAGCATCTTGGTGATGGCATCCAGCTCGGTCTTGTCCTGAGCTGTCTTGGCCGCCAAAATCTGCTGGTTGACCTTGGCCTCGTTGATTGTGTCGGTGTTGTAGGCCCGCGAGGTGACATCCATGAGCTTGCGCTTGGTCTCACCCTCTTGCTTGATCGACTCAACATCCCCGCGATACTGCTTTTCAAGCTGTAAGGCAGCGACCAGCTGTTGCATATCCGCAAGCTGCTTCTCTTGCTGCATGAGCTTCATCTGAATCTCGGGCGGAACCTCAGACTTCTCATCAATCTGGGCTAGCGGGTTGACCGCAGCCAGGCGGTCGGCGATGACCTCAGCCCCCGGGAAATCCATGTTCCTGAACACCAAGTCACCCGCAAGGTTAAATAGCTCTTGGTTGTTGGCAATCATTGGCATCATGGCCTCGACAGCCTCGCGGCGCTTCGATTGATAGCCCGGGCCGGTGTCCATGTAGACGTCATACTCACCTACTGTAACGTCATTCAAAACCTTCTCAACGCCCATTTCATCAATGGTTCGCTGGTTAATTGTTACCATTTCTGGTGTGCCATCGTAGCCAATGATCCGCAGCACCCGCTCCCGGTCGTAAATCTTCGGAATCAGGTCAAGAATGATTCGCCCGGTGTGCTTCATGGATCGGGTCAGGTTATCGAAGAAGTGGAAGTTGGTCATATCCACCTGGCTCTGCTGGCCCATGATGGCCTTACCAGACTGATTGCCCTGGGGAAGCTGGGACGGGTCGTAGATACCAACGACTGACTGCAAATCCTTGTCTATCGACATCGCCGCAGAAATAACCCCGGCTGGCGGCGGCTCCGGCTGGAGTCTCGTAGGCTGCGGAGCCTCCTTACCGTTAATGTCAGTCTGCTTGTAGCGCAGAACCGGCATCGACTTGATGTTGGCCTGTGCCCACTCATTCTCGTGTCCCTCGTCCTGGCCCTCAGCCATGAGCCACTTGGCCTTAGGAGCCAGGGCAATGCTCTCGGTCAGGCTGGTCTGCCAGTAGTTATACATCCGCTGGGCGTCCTTGGCGTTTCGCACTAGGCCGTACTTCTTGCGCTTATCCTCAACGGTAAGCATCTGGCCATAGACCGGAACCACGGGAATATAGCGCCCGGGCCAAGTCCGTTCTTCGAGAATCTCCAGACCTGTCAGCTTGCACCACTTAATCGACTTCCGCATGGTCTCGCGCTCACCGATTACCATGATCCCAGCCGCAGCCATGATCTCAGGGCTCGGAGCCTCGTCCTTATAGACCTTAGTTCCGTCCGAAAGCAGTAAGAGCTTGGTCTTTTTGCGCTCAACGTAGAAATACTCCGCGATGCGGATGTCCTCTTTCTGCACCCAATCCGGGTCAAAGTCACCCGTCCCGCGCTGGTTAAAGTCCCCGCCTGAGTCCGCACCGGGGTATTGTTTTTCGAAGTCAGACTTGCTCATTAGCTGGGTGATCAAGACCTTTTCCGCATCCGAGCCGTCCGGCTGGACTGAGTTCGGGTCAAAGTAGACCGAAAACGGATTATCGATAGGTCTTAGGTAGATTTCCTGATCAAAACTGTCCTCGCGGATGTAGTCCGTAATGATCCGCCAGTAGCCCCAGCCGATCCTGACCGCATACTCGCCTGCGGTGTCATAAGCCGTATCGGCGTCTGAGTTGACCTCAATGTGCTTAAAAATACCTGTCAAGATGTCCGCAACCTTGGCGTTAGCCTCGGAGTTCATGGAATGCGCCCGCATCCGTGGCCGGCTCTGTCTCATCCCGTTGACAATCTGCCGGACGTAGGCGTCCAGCTTATTGATCGTCAGGCAGGGTCGCGCCTCAAGGTGGCGGGAGTTTTGAACCTCAATTGGCCATTGGTTTCCCGCTGAGAACCGCAGGTCATCTAGCCCCTGTTGCCGGTTTTCGGTGTCAGCTTCGTTGGAAAACTTCAGAAAATCGATGGCTTCCTGTATGCGGGAATCCGCCGGGATTGCGCTGGGTACGTCCACTTTTGCCATGTTTTAGCCCATCCAAGAGCCCGGAATCTGGTATGTCGGCTTCTTAGGGCCAGCCTTCCGGGGTTCGTTCACCACCAATCCAATATACCGAAACGCATCCGCACCGTGGGAATAAATGTCGTGCAAAGGCGCTTTGGAGAACTGTTTTGTATCTGGGTCAACATCATACCGATAGTGTCGCAGGCATTGAAGTCCCTGATAGCAGTTTTCCTTATCAAAATAACACTTCGTAAACATCGTTCGAGCTGCGTTGATACTGTCCGCAATCGGGGTTCTCGGGATCACCTGCACCTTGTAATTGGCCTGTCTCACAATGTCCGCAATCGAGCGACCTGCGGCAGCAAGGGTCGTATTCTCAGCGTCATGGGGTAGCCAGATGGTGTCGTAAACGTAGCCAAAGGACTGCATCTGGGCCAAGTAGTAGCTCATGGTCTTTTGGTTATCTTCCATGTACCTGATCAGCCGGATCTCAAAGCCCACGAACTGCACAAACCAGATGGCCGTGTTATCCGCCCAGCCGAGGTCAAATACCGCGTGAACCGGCTTTACTGCGTCATACGGGACTTTGGTGATCCGCCCGTCCATCTCGGCCATCGTCAGCTCATGCGCGAACACGGCCCCGTCCACGGTGCGCCGGCAGAGCCCTTCCCAGACGTTCAGGTAGGCGTCATGGTCTTGGACTTCTAAGGTCTCTTTCTCTTCCCGCAGAGTTTGGGGAAACCACGGGTTATCGCGCCATGTGATCTTTTGCACAATGGCGTTTTCTGGCGGGCTGATCACAAACCGCTGGTAGGTGTCATCGGTCTCAAGCTCTGGGTTAAAGGTCACCCATATCTCTGAGCCGTCCTTACGGATCGTAGGGATCAGCACGTTCCAGCTCGTCTTGGATATGGTTTGGGCCTCTTCGCACCAGCAGATGTCCACGCCCTCGAAAGACTTAATGGACATGATGTTGTTCTTTAGGCCCACAAACGCAAACTCGGTGCCGTTTCTACCCCGAATCGCGGTGTTGGTGATCTCGTAGAACTCGGACAGACCTAGCTGCTCAATCTGGTCGGCCAAGAGCTTATGTACCGAATCCTTGATCGACACCTGAAACTCCCGGGCGCATAGGATTCTGAGCGGGTCTTTCGCACCCTTAATCAAGAGCGCTCTAGCCACTCCCCAAGACTTCGCTCCGCCTCGGCCACCGTACAGAACCTTGTATCGCTTGGGCTCAAACAGACACGCAAGCTTGACCGGGAACTCAGCCTTGGCAACCGCCTGAGCTAGTAGCTCCCGATCCTCTAGGACTTCACTCATCGACCCGTTCCATGCAGTTCATGGCCTTACAGTTCGGGCATCCGTACTGCACCGTGGGCGAGTTAAATACGTTGTCATCGACCAGCATCTTATTCTGCGGCGTGTCCTTCCCGCAGTTCGTACAGCGCCACATCGGCTGGTTAAACATCGATGACCTCCGGTTTCACAAACGTGACTTGGATCGCATTCAGGATCGGGCTTCCGTCAGCGTTCTCCATCTGGTTTACTTGGATCGCCTTGCCGTCTAGCCTGTCGATCACTTCCTTCACGGCCCAAGGCTCTCCGGCCTCAGCCTGAGCCAAGAGCTGCTCTACGATTCTTGGCAGTCTAGTAGGGTTCTGAACTAGAGCTTTCCGCAGGGCGTCATAGAACATCTTGCCCTTTGCTCCATTGGTATTTCCTAACGGTGCGCCCATATCGATTAGCTTAATCTATAAGTTGCTTACACGGTGTGGAATTGTGACCTGTCTGTCTTGAGTTTGCAACCTTTTCGTAGTAACCTGTTTACCTACTTTATCGGAGCTTACCTATGACTGATCCTTCTACCGCTTTATTCGCATTCTTTACCGAGGAAAATGCTGTCTCTATGGTTCATGGTTCTAAGTTCGCAAACTTGTCCGATCACGATAAGCTCAAGGTCTTAAACTTGGCTACGGATCTAATCATGGAGCAAGTCAGCCTTGTGGTTACTTCCCTTGAAGTCCAACGAACATCTCAAGCGGGTCACCGGCTGGTTCAGTAGATCCTAGAAATCGCATGAGCGGGTCTTGCCGGCCATAGCTGCTTCCAAACTGGGTGTAGGCTACGGTTTCTTCTTTTGGTACGTCTAATCCAAATGGGTTTCCGTATTCAACCGGAGTATTCCAGCTCTTCGATGTCTTTTCATATCGTTCCGCAAATGGGAAGTTAGCCCTCCGCGCTTCCATCGACAGCCCCGCCCTAGTCTGGGTCAGCCGGCTTTCTGCCTCGCCCGCAAGGCGTTGGTACGCCTCAAAGTCGGTCATTTCGCCAAAACGTTTTTGTTTTTGGCCAAGCGCTTGGTACTTCTGAGCTGCTTCATCCGTCTTTTTGATCTGAGTCATTGCCCGCCGCTGGGCGTTTTTGGCGTCTTTAATGTTGTCGTAGGGCAAGTCTTGATACCTGCCATCTGTGTTAAATCGCCTAATCCGCAGGTATTCCGCAGCGTTTTGGAACCATTTATCTCGGTCTGGCCCCGGCTTTTTCGGTTGCGGCCCAGCTTGCCGGCGGTAGTCGTCACCAAATTGATACCAATCACTTAGCTTATAAATCGTCCGAGGTTTGATGTTTTCTCGCTTGGCAATGTCAGCTAACCGCAACATATATTCGCTACGGGCTCCTTTGCTGTATTCATCCCAATAAAAACGGTTACGGGTGAACGGCTCGACCAATGGCGCAGTTTCAGCTTTTATTTGCGCCGCAACAATAGCTTTAGCCGAATCTGGGCTACCGCCTCGACCCCAATCTTCAAGGTGCTGGATTGCGTGTTGGATCTCATGGAGCGTAGTCGAGCGAGCTTGTTCCAGCTTTTCGGCATCGCTCATACTAATAATTTCTTGACCACCAACGCCTATTGTTTTTGTTCTCGGATTAAAACTGCCTTTTGCGTCTGGTCTAATTTCTCTGCCAATTTGCAAATTGTTTACTAAATTTGGATAAGCTTCTTCTAAAGCTTCGTGCTTAAAGGCTGTGGTTAATCTAGTCGTTGGTTGTGCCATATTTTGCAAATACAAATCTGCATATTGCAAAGCTTCGTTCTGCGCTGATCTTGGTAACAATTTGTCTAAGGTTCCAATTCCCCAGATTCCTACTTTTTCTGGTGGTATGTATCCCTTTTCTTCTAGCCATTGATTAGCAATTTGAAAACGGCTTGGCCTTTCTGGGATTTTGCTTATATCCAACACCGCACCAATGTCCGGTATTTCCTGACGCCATTGATTGTCCAATCCCCGGGCGGTCATGGTCTCTTGCCAAATATCTTGTGGTCTGGCTCCAGCTTTTTCCATTTCGACAGCCTTGGCCGCAGCTTCCTTATTCCATGCCGCTGACTTCGGGCCAATAAAGATCCGCGATAGAGGCACCATATTGCCAGCCTCTTCCAAGACCTGCGGGCCGGTGGCCATAGGGTTGCCCGTAATTCCGCGCACCAAGACATCTGTGAGCTTATTTCCCCCGGTGGTGATTGCATCCGCAGCTACTTTACCTCCGGGTACGCCACCCATCGCAAAACTTAGAATGTCCGCGACCTCTTCCTTACGACCAGTTTTGACTATCGGGACTCGGCTTCCCGTACCGCTGGGCGCCATCGTGATCGGCAGGTTTCCGTAAGCTAAGTTCTCAACAGTCTTAGCTTGAGGCAGTAAAAACTTCGCAGCTAACGAAAATGGGCTCGCCTCAGCCGGCAATAGTTCTGGCTTATCCTGTTCTTGGACGTAACGTAAGAAGTCCGCTATCCGCCGTAGATACGGGTTGGATGGGCTCGCGGATACACTATCCGCCATTTACTTTCTGCCTTTGCTACCTTTTTTGGCGGCTTCACGTTTGACCGCGTACGCAATGGCAACGGCCTGCTTTTGGGGCTTGCCGGCCTTCATTTCGGTCTTGATGTTGGACTTAAAAGCCTTTTCTGATGTGGATTTCTTGAGCATTTTTACCTCTTTTTTGCTGTCTTGGCTGACTCTTTGAACGCCTGAGCGGTTGGTGCGCCCTTTGACCCCGGGGTTCGCATCCGCTCCGGTGTCTTGCCCGCAGCCTTCTGGCGTTCGATTCGCTCCCGCTTCTTGTGGATGTTTGCGTAAAGTCCGGGTTTCGTGGCCATCAATCATTCCCTTCGTTTTCGTTAGCCTTGACGGTATCTGCTTGGATTCTTGCGAGCCACCATTGGCAGTCAGCAATCGCGCCATCCAGAGCTTGAATGTTTGCCACGGCGATTGCACGTTGTTGATTAAGTTCCGCAATTCGTGCCTGTATAGCTTGCTCATCCATCAGCATCCCCAGTTTTTAAGGCTCGCGGCCTTGCGTGTCGGGCGCCCTTTTTCGTCCTTCATCGGCCCGGGCATCCCGCTCATCCTCGCGCAAAAACTTTTTTTGCGAGCTGCGTCAGCTTTTGTTTTAGGGTTTGGAGCAGGCGGTTTAAGGTTTGAATTATTTTTTGCATTGTATTCGGCCCTTCCTTTGGCGGTCATTCCCGCACCCTTTTCGGTTGGGTTGTAGTTCTTACCCTTACCTGTGGTGGTCTTGGGAATAGGTTTATTGGTAGTTTTGGCCATTTTC